CTGGTGTATGGGTTTTCAGTTCTTTCTCCAAAGAGCGCAGGGTATGCGCTGCCAATACGTTCCCTAAACGATAAAAAAAAACCAGCGCCCCAAGCACTACCGAAGCGGGCATCTGTTTCATTATTTCATCTCGCTCGTCTGTTGCTGCGTATTTCTCAATATCGTAACGCTCACCCTTTTCCTTTACGACCGGTCGGTATAGTACCGCCATTGCACGGTGCATAGTTGCCCAATCGGATAAGTACGAATCAAGGTCAACAAACTCACCTAATGAAATTTCGTTGAGTGCTGGAATGAATCCGTACTTGACTTCGTTGAGTTGAAAGAATTTAGTCAATCCGGGCTTCTCGGATAGGGTCTTAGTCAGGCGTTCCAATACGCTTACCGCATCTATCAAGCGGACATTCGGCAACTCTGAAAATGGAACCCCGCAGAAGATTTCAAGCATCTTCATTTGCTTGAACTCACCCTCACCTTCAATACGAGCGAAGCGCTGGTATTGTTCAAGCGTGATTTCGTCTAACGAAGTTGGTACTACTAATTTAAGTTCCATAGATAAATAACTCAACGGATAGAATACCTACCGTAGTTTGGTTTAGAAAGTTTATTAAACACGGCATAACGTGCAGCATCGAGGGCGTGATTCATTACGTCTATTGGCTTATTAAGCAAGTTGCCGTTCTTATCCTCCGCCCATTTGTAGTTCTGCAATTCTTTAATTAGATTGTTGCTCCGTGCTGTTGCAAATATCTTATGGCGTTTTAGAATATCAATACCTGCGTTAATCGAATCTTGGCCTTTGGCTGTTGGCTTAATGTTCCAGCCAAATCGGTGCAGCTCTTCAATTGATTTCGGTTCTGCGCTATCCGCAAAGATTTCGTCCCTCCGGTCAAGCCCTAACGATTGTAGGTGGTTATGGAGGTCACGGTTGGTCATTCCGGTTCGGTAGAGCAACTCGTCCAAGTAAAGATTTTCACCGTGCTGGTAGATTGCCACGATTGCAGACGGGTCATTTGTAAAACCAAAGTCAAGTCCATAGGATAATAGTTTTGCTTCTTGCGGGATTTCGGACGTTCCGAATTGAAAGATAGTCGCTCGTGACATACCACGCTCACCTAAGCCGTAAATACGCCAATAGTCTTCGTCGGTGTATTGCAACCGTTCAATTTCGTTTACGATATTCCTATCAAGGAATGGATTATCCTTGTAGGTACTTTGTATGTACGTTACATCGTCCCTGGTAAGCAATCGGTCATAAATCCAATGGAAGGATTCTGACGGGTTGTAGTCAAGCCATATCTTACCGGTGGTACGAACCAATAGCTGAAAGAAGTCCTCCCAGGTTAGTTCGTTTGCCTCGTTGCAGAATAGGTAATCACGTCTTGCTCCCCGTTTCTTTTGTGGCTGGTCTAACGAAAGGAACTCGAATAGGTTTCCGTTAAGCGTGTAGGTAAGGTCTGATTTATTATGGTTCTTTTCGTCGTACAGTTCCATTGCCTTTACGATTTCCATAAAGTCCCGGTAAGCAGTCATTTTAAGCGACGGAAGCGACTTACGCACAATAGAGATAACCTTACCCCTTTCTTGCATCGCCAGGATAACCAGCATCTGCAATATGGAATAAGTCTTACCACTTCTTGAACCTCCCTGATTAACTACTATCCGTGTTGGTGCGGTGTAGTTCTTCTCAAAGAGTTCACTTGTCTTGATTTCCAGAACGGACAATCTCTACCTTAATTGAAGTTAGTTCTTCTGCTACCTCGTGTGAGTTCTCTACCCGTGCCAGCTTGGGCGTGGTGTACTCTGCCATCTTGTTTAGGATGTCGAGTGCTGCTTTTGGGTCTTCTGCTGCTACGTCAGATAACCAGATAGTCATATTCTCCAAGTTATCCTCGATAAGTTTTTGGAATGCTTCTCGAATCTTGGTCGTTGACTTGTTGAGTGCGCCTTGTGGCCGCCCAGCGGGATTCAAAGGCGGGCCACCTTTAACGAGGTTTGGATTTCCTTTAGGCATATTTCATTTTATTACTTTAATAATTAACTCAACTTCTGCAAACGCTCCAGTCGCAAATCGTTAAAGTCGTGGATATTAAAGTTGGTGGTCATATCCTCGTGAAGCGTTAAGGCAATATCCCCCGCCTTGTTTGGGTTCTCGTGTAGGTATTTAATTGCCTTATTCCAATCCCCCTTATGTTTTACAGCGATGCAGTTCTTATCGGTTAGGTGTTTAGAGTAAGGTGCTACATCACTTACAATTAACGCACAACCCGCAAACCCTGCTTCTACCATTTTAAGATTTGATTTGCAGCGGTTAAACTCACTTGGCAATAATGGAGCCAATGCAACGTCAAAGGCTTGGTATAACTTTCCGTATTCCTCCGGTGATTGTGTTTGTAATGCGAATCTTGCTTTTGCAGCTTGTGGGTATCCACCAAGGTCAGCAACATAGGATTCGTAAGGGGAAAGGTCTATCTTATTTTGCACAAGGTCTGGAAGGTGGGATATTCCCGCCACGTAACCAAAACGCACCTCGTCTGATTCTTGACGGGTTATTTGCCATTGCGGGTCGGCGGGGTCTAATCCGTTTGGGATAATATGTACGTTTCTATTTACCTTCTTAATCTTATCAGCCAGGTACTTTTGGGTAGTCCATACCTCGTCCGCAAAGTACATAGAGTTTACAATCCTTCCAGATAGGTTTGCTTTATCGTATGTTGGTTTGCTTGGGTGGTCTAACGCCAGGTGCCACCAATCGTCGTTATCAATAATTACCTTCTTGCCCATTGCTTTGCAGATAGCAAAGAAGTTAGCAAAGGATTCTCCGGTAAACGGCAAGGCACGGGAAAAGATAACGTGCGTAACTCCTTCCCAGTCTCCTTCTGGAATTGGATGCTTGTAATTGATTATCTGGAAATCTAAAAGCCCTTTCTCCTTGAGTAGAGTGAAGGGCTTGTAAATTCGGTGGTACACCACCCCGGAATCTGGGTCTCCAATGCAGAGTATCTTCATTTTTGGAATATAAAAGCATCGTCTATTACGGTGAATCCGTTTAGCATCTCGTTTACAGCTTGGATAACACCCGGCCAGTTTTCGTGATAATCGTCTCCTGCTAAATAGCCACCCTTCTTAACCTTTGGAAGCCATAAGGCAATATCTTCCTTAACTGCTTCGTAGGTGTGGGTTAGGTCGATAAACACAACGTCCAAAGATTCCTTTTTGAATTTACGTGCTGCGGCCTTTGAGGTTGCTTTAATTGCTTTGTATTTGCGCTCACCCATATTATCTACAAACAGCTCGTAGATATCTTTCTCGGTGGCGAGCTTATGGGTTGTGGTTAATTCGTTTGGTGAACCTTCCCACGTGTCAATAATTACTATTTGTTTATCGGCTGTTGCTTTGTCGCATAAATACGAGGAGGACTTACCCAGCCAAGCTCCCAACTCTACAAACGTACCACCGTCCGGAACCTTAGACAGCAAGAAATCGTAAGCGTTTTGGTGGTTAAACCATCCGTCTATCTCGTTGGTTTGCTTCATCGCAAATAATTGTAGTAACAAAGATAGGCATCGAGCGTGTTTACATTCCACTTTGCCATCTGTTGAGCAAATAGACCGTCGGCTTCGTATTCGGTTCCGAATCTTGCTTCGCCAATAGCGTCGCAACGAACCATAAACGAGGCGGTATCGATTGTACCTACCCTTGGCTCTTTGGTTGGGTGTAATCTTGGATGGCCATTCTTAAATACTTGCCCCCAGGTAATAAGTGGGTAGAACTCATTTTTAACGGCCTCAAACCATTCCGGGTGGATAATGTTATCATCGTCGAGAAAGTATATGTAATCGCCTCTTTTGGCTTTTAGAGCCAATATAAACTCCATACCGATATTGCGTAATTCATTTCCCCAGTTCCCTCCTGCGTTTGGGCGTAGGTAGGTTATTCCGTTTGGGAACTCGCCTGTTGCTTTCTCGTCAACCACCACCGTCCAGCTGCAATCTTCCGGGATGGTTTGTTTAATTGTTGAAAGATTCTCCGGGCGTGAGCAGGGAGTAATGATATGAATCATTTATTGAGCTTTTTTAGGTGTACAGCTTTTAAGAAGTCCTTGGATAGTTCAACACCAAAGTCGGCTTCGTGGTGGCACTCCCGGCACAACGCCATTAAGTTCTCTGGAGTGTCCATAAGTTTACTGCCACCCATACCACGTGGTTCGATATGGTGAATGTCAACAGCTCTACGATTGCAAACCTCGCAAGGGATAAATTCCACAGCGGATAACCCCATTGCCTTTAGGTAAACCTTAGTGTGGTTCCTCATTGCCGTTCCAAGAACTTAACCCACATCTTTGCAGCAACTGCTCTGCGTTGTGGTTTGAAAGGATAGATGGACTTTAAGCGAGCCATTGCTATCCGCATAAACTGGTCTTTCATTCTTTGAAATAGTTTTTTATTGTGATTTCAATCTCGCCCAACCTTTGCTCCGCTGATAAACCGCTATTCTCCGATTCGATTATTTGAGTGATTTCGTCGAGCAAATGATAAAGGGCAATCAGCTCTTGGATTTGGGTTTTCATTCTATTGTCAAATTATTGGCATTAAGTAGCCGATACAAATCTTTCCGTATCGTTTCGTAGCATTTGTATTCAACGTCTGGAAGTTCTCCGTATTTTAAGTTGCCTCGTAGCTTTTGGTCTAACTGCCAAAGGACGTGCTTAAACATCCCTCCGTTGACGGCTTCCATAAACTCCGTTTCCTCGTCTGGGAGTGTGAACTCCAATACTGCTTTCATAAGGTAAAGAATAATTTACCTACCATTGCAGCTACTCCGCCAACTAAAGTGTACACAACGTCCCAAATGCTATCCTTGTAGTCAGTACGTTTGTCCAATAAGATTCCTTTTAATTCTCTGCCGAATGCTGCTGCGATAAGAATTGGCCAGCTACCCGTAACGGCAAGGATTGCCATCCCAGCCCAGAAGTGTGCGATATGGTCTATTTTCATTTCTCGTTTTTGTACTCATTATCAAAAGCATCTGAAATCTGGCGAAGTGTCAAGTCCCCGTATTTGTATGCGAAGTCAACCATTCGGTCTTTTTCCTCTTGCTCAAATGTCGCAACCTCTTTTGCTGCCATCATCAATGCCTCGCATTGTGGGGTGTGTTTAGACCATTCTCCAGCTAATTCGTCCAGACGGTCTGCAATTTTGAATGTTAGTGTTTTCATCTCTCGTTGGTGTTAAAGGTTTTGTAGTCAGGGCTGGATTTGAACCAGCAATACTCAGTATTTAAACTGCTGCACTGTATAATCAAATTAGAAAGTATTTCACGCAGTAACCTAATTTGATGCGTCTACCATTCCGCCACCTGACTATTTGTTTATTTCTCTTTGGTGTTAATGTTCCACTGGTATTCGCACTTGCCATCCTTAATAGGTACTTCAACAAACATAGATTGATACATTCCCATAGGGGCAGTGTAACGGTAGCAAGTTTCTTTTAGTTCGCACCCTTCGCCCGTGCATTTAGTAATATCGGTCATTGCTTAAATATATTCGTAAAAATAAAACCCGACTAAGCACCCAAGCGTAACGCACAATACGCATAAAATAATAACGTCTCTAATTGTTTTATCCATTTTGTAAAGGTTAAAGTTGACCGATAATGGTATAGTTGTCAAGCTCTGGGTTGTCTTTTCCCATAAAGAACTCTTTGTACAGTTTAATCGCTTCTTGCGCCTTGCGCTCACCTTCCGCTACGAACTCTGGAGAGACGGTGTAGATTCCAATATCAAGGGACGCCTTGTCGATGGCAATAAAGATAAACTTATCAATCGGCACTCCGAATAAGCGGGTGTAGATAAACGCTTGCATATCATAAAAATACTTTCGTGCTGAAAAAGGGAAGGCACGAAGGTCAGTTGTGGTCTTCAAATCTGCAATAAAGTTGTTACCTAAAATATCCGCCTTAGCACGGAAGGGCAATCCCTCAATAACACCAACGGCAGGAACCTCAAACTCGCAACCTTGAATATACCCAAGGACGTGTTCGTTGCGTAGTAAGGCATCGGCAATCCTTCTGGCTTCGTTGTATTCCTTTTTGGTAATGATTTGGCCGCCTCTTGCTTTAGCGTCCTTCCACATATTGGTATTCTTGCTCTGTACGTCGATAATGTCGTACTCCTGCATTCGGTTTGGTTCTAACGCCATCAAGTGAACCAATCGCCCCACGGTGAACGCATCGGAATC